CGATCCTTCCGGCAGCCGCCGTTTCATTTGTATCGAGGTGAAAGGGATGATAGACAATGCCCAGCCTATCGATTATCTCCAGCTCTATGCGCAAGCGGTTGCCGCCTTGAATAATAACGAGCGTTATTGGCTGACGCATGAGGAAGAGGTTTCGCAGATGCAAGCGAACGAGGCGTTTCAACAACGTCCTTTGTTTGAGGATCTGTTTTTTCAATATTATCGTCCCGCTTCGCATAAGGAGGAAGGTTTGAAGATCTCTGCCGGAGAGATCTACCTATCGCTGCAAAAAAAGAGCGGCGTAAAACTTCCGATGAGCAATGTCTCCGTCTTTGGTCGTTTCTTGAAAAAGATAGGGCTTAAGACGCAGTTAGCGAGTAGGGGACGGTTGTATTTAGTGGTCGAAAAGTAGTAAATGGTGGTAGATGTAAGTTGTTGGTGGTAGATGTTTATTATCTACCACCATTAGATAAGTGATTTATCCCACTTCTGGATCTTCCCAAACACCTGTTTTGTTCATTCGATAGCTTCTCTCTATCTTTTGGGAAGAGTCTGCCTCCAGCGCATAGAGTATTTCACGACAGAACTCCAGAGTGGCAAATCCGTTGGCGGTTACAATGTTTCCGGCTCTGACAGCCAGTTCATCCATATAAAGATTTTCACCTGTATAATTAACCCCCGCAAATTGTTTGAGGTAATCCAATCCGTTGCTGGTATGATTTACATGGTTCAAGAAACCGTGCCTGCCAAGAAAGACGGAGGCGTTACAAATTCCGGCCACCAGCCTCTTCTTCTCTATGGCCTCTTTAACCAGAGGGACAATGGTTTCGGCTTCCGGAGTGAACCAGCTCATGCCACCTATTAATACGATTCCTGCATAATCGGCCGGAATGTCATGGATCCCATAGTCGGGCAGCACCTTGAACCCTCCGATCGATACAACCGGCTCTTTCCTGACAGATACGGTTTTAACTATATATTTGCTTTCACTTCCGGGCTCAACACCTAAATTGAGGTTGGGAGCGATATAAGCCCCTTCCCAATCGGCAAAGTCTTTTAACAAGACGAATAGAATTTCTTTTTTCATTATTTATTGTATTTATCGAAGTTATACTTCTTTCTAATCTCGTTTTGCTCGTCAGGCGAAAGAGATTTGCGATCGATACTTATTTATCCTTTACGATCTCATGGAGTATAGCCACCTTTTCTTGCTCGGCCTTTAACAATCGCTCGTAAAGCTCAACTATTTTATCAACGGGATTGAATGTCAGATGGAGAGACTATAATTCTCTATTTAGGGTTTAATTATTCCAATGAACTCTCCGATAACTTTAAATTCATTACAGTCCACATTATCGATTGAAATAGATTTATAGTCCTTGTTTTTGGGCTCAAGAACTATTTTTTCGTGTTCCCATTCTCCAGTTTCAGAATATTTCTTTAGGCTGGTATAAGTTTTAATAGAATAATTACCTACGTTATCGCCATCATAGAAGTTTATGTGCTGGGTTAAAACTATTTTTCCTTGTCTACTACCAACAGGGTTTGCTCTGAACACGCAATAATCTCCATCATGAATTGTTGGTTCCATTGAATTACCTTTGGCTTGTACAACAAACATATTTTTGTCTAATTTTCCCAGATTTGATACTTTTATCCATCCTAATTTATTTACTTCATCACCCTCTCCAAAATAGCCACATGCTGCTTGAATTGTATATAATGGAAGATATTCGGAAAATTGGTCTTCTGGTATAATATCTTCACAGATCTCGATTGTTTTAACTTTTTCTGTAAATAATAGCTTCTCTGTATTATGCTTAATAACAGGAAAAAACTGTTTTAAATAATTCCTTAAGGAGTCATTACATACGTAAATATATGTACCTTCCAGACCTCTTTCTAAGATAGTTGTATAGATGTTCTTTATGTAAGCAAGTAGAATGGAATCATTCTCTATTCCCATTTTTCCCTTGTTGTCTTTATATCTCTTTTTATAAATAAAAATACGATTCTTTTCATTATCATAATCAATTTCTGGTCCTAGAATAATACCTGCATAATTAAGATCGAATCCTTGAGTTGTATGGATACAGCCAATTTCATTGATTGAGTTTGGGGAATTGATCCAATCTGTATCTGTTCTGTTCCATATATATTTATAACCATTAATCTCTATGTCAAATAGATTCTCTTTTATTATTGAGCTTAATGATTTTCCTTTTGTTTTCCAATCCCAAGCATATCCTGCTATATTTCTGCAAAGTCCGACTTCCTTATTTTTCTTTTTTATCTCAGATATCATGTCGTCAACATCTTCATATAATTTCAGATCATATTCTTTAAAAGTAATTTTTAACTTTTGTTTGCAATTTAAAATATTCTGGATATATTGAATATAATCATTTCCTCCTTTACAACGAAGTTGAGAAGTCAGTTTATACTTGTAATTATGTTTATTTTGAAGTAGAAGAAAAAATCTTTCAGGATCAACATCTGTTGGTTTGATGGATTGTCCTGAATCATAGAAGAAAAATTGATATTTGCTCTTTTTTAAGATCCAATCAAGCTCCGTCCCTTTCTTCCCTAATCCTAAAATCTCATTCTTATGATCAAAAGCTTTATAGTCTCCGGGGCTAGCTAAACCATATCGTTGTCTTAATCTATGAGATTCATCAATAATCAGAATATCATATTTGTCTTGTGAATTAGCGACATCTGCGGGACTAAGAACCATATTGGGACTTAATCCTTTAATACCTTTGAATACCTTTTTTAATGTCTTACGAAAATTTTGCATAGGGACAACATATCCCATTTTTAAATTATAATTGAGCCCATTTGCGATTAAGTTAAGGTCTTCTTCCAAATTATTTTCCTCTATAGCCCAATTAGTCTCATTTTGAGCATCTACTAAAAGTTTTAATAAAAAGATACCTAAAATGGACTTTCCTGTTCCTGCTCCACCATCAATAATGGATATTCGGGGAATACCATTGGATAGGTCTGTTTTCAATCTTTCGATTATTTGGTATGTTATCTTATATTGTTCTTCTGTTAATGTCTTATATGGAGAATATTTAAACAAATCACTATTTTCAATGATTCTAATATCTTGAGTAACTATATTGTGTTTTTTTAAAATTTGCCAAATGTACTTGAATTCTTTTTGGTATTCCTCTCGTTGATAGTAATGGTGAAAATGTTGACCTCCATTTCCATTTTGTAACTGATATTTACCATCAGAGGCAATATATTTGATAAGAAAAGCTTCAAGATCTAAAATTACGGATTTATTAAAAGCAGGATTGTGGATAATATGAATGCTTTTAAGTTTTTTTCGTTTTGGATTATTCCAATGCTGATTTATGCGATTACATATATTAGTTGTTTCTCCAATATATGCCAACCTTTTTCCTTTATCTTCTATTATATATACAACAGGCCATTTGTCTCCGAATGTTGATTCTTTCAATTCGGAAAAAGTCTTTTTATTAAAAATGTAATCTGTTATTGTTGTGTGATAATTTCTAATCATAATTCGCTATATTTCTTTGCACAGCCTTTTGCTTTGTCTATAGGATACTTTTCTGCGTTTCTTTTTAGTTTAGTTAAGACGATGTCTTTAATGTCTAAATTATATTTATAAGCAATTAAGAAAGCATAGTTAATGATGTCTGCTAGTTCCTCTTTTATTTTATCTATTTTAACATCTTCTGCGCTTTTCCATAAAAATGCTTCGTTTAGCTCAGAGGCTTCAATAGAAAGAGCAAGAGCTAAATCTTTGCCATTATGGAACTGATCCCAATCTCTATCTTCTGAGAATTGAACGATTTGTTCCATGATCTCGTTTATGTCAGATTCTTTGCTTTGCATACTTTATCCTTTTGGGTTCAATAATGACAAAGTTAGAAAAACTATTGAAATAATAAAAAAGGAAATCTTAAATAGTTTTAGATGTGATGTGGAGAAGTTTATATTATAATTAATAGATTTCTTCTGTATTTTATTTGCCGATGCAAGCATACATAGCTGCTTGAATGATAGATTGTTGCAATTTAATCGGTAGAAAAGTTGTTTTTGAGCCTCCTTGACTTGTTTTGAAGGCTGTATTACACTCTTTTCCCAGTGAATCAGAACTGCGAGGAAGTATTGCATCCTCAATGAAGTTCACCTGTTTCCTATCCAGTTACAAAGGTACAAAATTCTGGGATGTTTTCGCCGATAATGTCAACTAAATGCAAGATATTTTCACGGATATTGCATGCTGACCAAAAGAAATATTCAGTTGAAGCCTTTTTTCTTTTCTTCCCCTCTGTTTGACTTAACTTTATTGCCCGTGTATATAATAACGGCCATTAAAGTCAAGTTGAGAGTGGAGTTATATCTTTTTCTTTTGGCAAGCAAAAAATCAGTTATTGGAATTTTTCGAATGAACTGAAAAATTTAAGCCCCAACATATCATATAATATACAAATAGGAACGTTTTTAGTTACTATATGATATATTGAGGCTTTAAAACGTATTGCTGACGAGCTCATGCCTTTCACAAGACAAGGAACTTGCCCGGATCAAATCCGTTGGCGATATGTTCGTTCTCAAAAACATATCCCATTTGATTGCAAACGACATTTGTTCCGTTTATCTCAGCATTAATGTTGGTATGTGAATGCCCATAAATCCATGCGTCAATGCGACTGTCGGCAATAAGCCCACTCAGTTCAGTTGCAAATGCACTATTCAGCACTGAACCTTTATGGTGATGGGCGACGACCTCCAATGTGGGAAGATGATGTGTTACTACCACAATGTGCTTTGCGGTGCTTTCAGTTAGACTATGCTTGATGAAATCCAAGCAGAATTCATGCATCTGATTAAACTCCTCAGTTTGGAGCAATTTACCATTATACATTATCTGCCGAAAGTCGTTCATGCCTTTCCATATAAAATACTCGTCAGAAGGAGAAATCTGAGACCACAAAGTGCTCATGATAAAATCGGTATCATCAATCTTTACTACTTGATTCTGGTAATATCCTACATTCTTCTTGAACATCCAATTCCATTGCAGTCCCTTACCCATCACATCACAATAATTGTAATACTCATGGTTTCCGGGCACAATGAGCACTTGCCGATAATTTGCAGATGCCCATTTCCAAAAATTGCTCAAAGGTGCAACCTTGTTTTTCAAATAGAATATATCTCCGGCAAGAACCAGAACATCGCCAGTTACAGGTAATTCATTATGTTTCATCCACCTGCTGTTATCGCTGAATTCCAAATGCAGGTCGCTCATATATTGTATCTTCATAATCTTTTGTTTATTAATATTTTGTATAAATCAGTTCATAATTCTTTGAATTTGATTCATTGCCAATAATACCCTCCAAGAAAGAAAATTTATTATATAGGAATTGGTAGTGTTCAAGTTCTTCTTCCTCAAAGTCTATGTTCTCATAGCTGTTGTCTATCTCCTTGTTGATTTTATCGTACAAATCGACGGTCGTTTTGGCTATTCGTACTTCCAACTTGGCAATATCTTCTTTATTCTTAGCAATAGCCTTTTTGCAATTTTCGATTTCTTCTTTATAAAAGCATAAAACCTCCTCAAGAAGGACGTTTGTCAGCACACTTGGAGATGGGCTACATGGAAGCACAGTCAATTCACGACTTGGGGTAGTAGTAAGATAAAACAATTTACACCCCAAAGACTTTGTAACCTGTTTGTTATATTCATCGACTTTCATCAAATCTTCTTTAGATTGACTTTGGCATTCTTCATGAGACGGATGCTCTTTCTTTTTCAACAAAGGCATGTCTTTGTGTCTTAAATAGACCGTTGTATATTCACTCATACATAACCCTCCTTTTTTATTTCTTATGAAATTGCTCTACTTGTTTTTCAATCATCCTTTTTACCTGTTCAAATGATATGGGTGTAAAGTTATTGTTATCAACCCCTACATCGTATTGCGTCGGATAGAGATACTGAAGCCGGGCAGCGTCAATTCCAGTGTTGTTCTTCCTTGTATGTACGTGTCCGAACAGTTGCCACACATCTTTGTAACCGCCATCAAAGCATAGGAAAGGATAATGGTTCAAATATATCCTTTGTTTACCGACCTCTATGTGCATCTGCATTGCCACATGTTCAAATCTGTCAATGTAGCCTTGACGTATATTCTTCAAATCATGATTGCCCATAATCAGATATATCTTTCCGTTCAATCTATCCAGCATTTTAGTCCACTCAGCCGAACCGCTAAGACAGAAATCACCTAAGTGAAAAACAATATCATACTGTCCGACAGTATTATTCCAATTGGATATGATTGTTTCATTCATCATTTCCACATCCTTAAACGGCCTGTTGCAGAAACGAATGATATTCCCATGATAAAAATGGGTATCAGATGTAAAGAACACCTTGCTGCCATCAAATTTATAGTTCATTTCTTCTCAATTTATGTGCATCACTGCACGTTAATAATCTGGTTACCAACAGCCCATCAGACGGAAATGGCAGAAGAGCATCATAAAGGCGACTGTCACAAATGGGCATACAAACAAAATAGTTGGAAAGTTTGGTAAGGACTCTCCAACTATTCAGTTTCTATTCTCTCAAAGTACAATAATGTACTCGCTATGTTCGTTGGAAAGTATTTACTAAACGAGGTTCAATACGTGAAACATGAACACTCGACACAGATTCAGTGCGTTTATTGCTCTGAATTGCGGTTGTTATAGATAATATGTTCATTCTGTTTCTTTGCATTGTTAATGTTTATATTGTCTCAAAAGCAATGCAAAATTAGCAAATAAATCCCATTCTTACATCACTTTTCATTAAATTCTTTTGCCATAATACTATGATATAGGATTTTATTTCTTCGATCATGCTCGCGAACCAAATAAAATATGTAATTTTGCATTTAACGCAATTTATAATTGAATACAATATGGCGAATTTGAACTGTATAAAGGCAGTATTGGCAGAAAAGGGTATCATGAGTAAGTGGCTCGCTAAGACATTGCAGAAAGATCCGGCTACGGTTTCCAAATGGTGCAACAATCATGCACAGCCTGATTTATACACATTGGCACGGATAGCAGAAGTTCTGGATGTAGATATTCACAGACTCATTTGCCATACAAAAGAAGAATAGAGGATATGAAATATACAATTGAAGAAATACGGCATATGCAGGAAGGTCAGACTTTTGACTGTAAAAGTATCCTCATTGAGCCTAAGCACCTTGCCACTATCATAGTAGCTATGGCGAATGCAGATGGTGGAATGATTGCTGTGGGTATATCCGACAAGACTCGCAGAGTAGAGGGTGTTGACCAAGACAAGGAACATCTCAATGATATATTGCGGACACCTTTGGATTTTTGTGTTCCATCAGTTTCTGTCACTACGGATTATGTGCCTTGTACGGATGCTAAGGGACGTGATAACCGTGTATTGTTGATGCACATTCCTGCAAGTCCGCGACTTCATGCGAATCAAGCTGATGAAGTGTTTTGGCGTGTAGGAGACAAATCACGCAAACTGACTTTTGATGAGCGTTTGCAACTCATGTACGACAAAGGAGAACGCTATTACGAGGATTCCACAGCATACGATGCCACACTTGATGACATAGATATGGATGCAGTCAAAGCCTACATGCAGCGGATTGGTTATGGCAAGTCTGCAATGGAGTATCTGCAAGAGAACAAAGGTTTTGTGACCTATAAAGGCGATGTGCCGCAAGTCAGTGCAGCTTGTATATTGCTTTTTGGCAAGCATCCTCAGACATTCTTTCCTCGTGCAAGAGTGCGTTTTATCAAGTATTTCGGTACAGAGGAAAAGGTGGGACGTGAAATGAATGTCATCAAAGATGTTACTTTCGATGGTCGTATTCTTGAACAGATCCAGAAAACTGTTGAATATCTTGAAACGCAGGTCAAGGAGCATTCCTATCTTGGAGAGGACGGTATCTTCAAAACCGACCGCGAATACCCCAAGTTTGTAATACAAGAGATGGTGGTGAACTCCGTTTGCCATCGCGATTACAGTATTAAGGGCACGGAAATTCAGATAAAGATGTTCGACGACCGTCTTGTGTTCGAAACACCAGGTAAGTTGCCGGGCATTGTTCGCACTGACAACATTCGTCATACCCATTTCTCTCGCAATCCGAAAATTGCGGAATACCTCAAAGCTTACGATTATGTAAAAGAGTTCGGTGAGGGTGTTGACCGTATGTGTCGTGAACTTTCGGCTTTGGGTGTCCGTGAGCCACAATACAACTTGGTTGCCTTTATCATGAAAGCAACTGTTTGTGCGAAGGTTTTGGAGGAAGGGCAAGGAACTAACCATGCCGACCAGAAGCGACCAGAAGCCGACCAATTAGGGCATAACAAGGGCATGACAGGGGCACAACAGGGGCATAACAAGATACTTTCTCTTATTGCAGAAAACCCACAAATCAGTATCTCTGCATTAGCAAAACAATGTGAAGTCTCGGAAAAAGCAATGAGGATAACACTGGAACGCATGAAAGCAGCGAATGTTATCAAACGAGTTGGACCAAGTTTTGGGGGGCATTGGGAAATCCTTTCATCAACCTCTAGGGAAACAAAATAATACGAATTATGGCAAAGAAATCGATAAATAAGAAAGACAATCTCCCAATGGAGGAAGTACTTTGGAAAGCATGCGATGCACTGCGTGGATCTATTGAACCCAGCGAATACAAACATGTTGTCCTGTCATTGATATTCTTGAAGTACGCCGGATTTCATTTTGAGAAACGCCGTCAGGAAATTGTCAATGACGGTTTGGAAGACTTTGTGGATAATGTGGAGTTTTATGCGGCCAAGAATGTTTTTTATTTGCCGGAAACAGCCCGTTGGCCGTATCTTAAAGAAAATTCAAAGCAACCCAACATCGCATCTATTGTAGATAAAGCTCTTTCTGACATAGAGAAGGAAAACAAGCCTTTGCGTGGCGCATTACCCAACAACTACTATAGTTCGTTGGGTATAGAAGCGGAAAAACTCGGTTCATTGCTTGATAAGATTGATGGATTTGATACGATTCTGGAATCCGCAGACGGCAATGATATTATTGGACGTGTTTATGAATATTTCCTATCCAAGTTTGCCATTAAAGAAGGAAAAGGTAAGGGGGAATTTTATACGCCCAAAACGATAGTCAATTTGATAGCCGAAATGATTGAACCCTACGAAGGTAAAATCTACGACCCTTGTTGCGGTTCGGGCGGTATGTTTGTGCAGTCGATGAAGTTTGTGGAGAGTCATCATGGCAATCGTCGCAAGGTGTCGGTGTATGGACAGGAATATACCAAGACCACTTTTAAACTGGCCAAGATGAACCTTGCTATTCGTGGTATCGCAGCCGACTTGGGCGATTATGCCGCCAACACCTTTACCGATGACCGTCACAAAGATTTGAAAGCCGATTTCATTATGGCTAATCCTCCGTTCAACCAAAAAGACTGGAGAGCGGACAATCAACTGACGGACGATCCTCGTTGGGATGGTTATGACGTGCCGCCTACCTCTAATGCCAACTATGCTTGGATTCTCAATATGGTGAGCAAACTCTCGTCCAACGGTGTGGCAGGTTTCATTTTGGCCAACGGTGCGCTGAGTGCCGATGGTACAGAAGGAGAAATCCGTCGCAAGATGATTGAACGCGGATTGGTGGAAGCAATTGTAATACTGCCTCGTAACCTCTTTTACTCTACTGATATTTCCGTTACGCTTTGGATTATCAATGCGAATAAGAAAGGTCGTTTGGTCAATCGTAACGGAGAAGACATACATTATCGTGACCGTGAAAAGGAGATACTTTTCATCGATATGCGCCAGATGGGCGAACCCTTTGAAAAGAAATATGTGCGTTTCACCGATGAGGATATTCGTAAAGTGGCCGATACCTACCACAACTGGCAGCGAGAGGGTCATACAGAAACCTATACCGATATACCGGAGTTCTGTAAATCGGTAAGTGTTGGTGAAGATGGAGGAATTGCAGACAAAGGTTTCTCGTTGGTCCCCTCCAAATACATCGAATTTGTCAATCGGGATGAGTCGGTGGATTATGACACACGCATGAAGGAACTTCAATCGGAACTTGCCGACATCCTTCGTCAAGAAGCCAAAAGTCGAGAATCAGTACTTAATGTTTTTAAATCATTGGGTTATGAAATCGAATTATAAAAGATTGGGTAATTATATCCGGCAAGTTGATGTGCGCAATCGAGACTTGGTTGTAAATAAACTGCTTGGTTTAAGCATTGCTAAGCAGTTTATCACATCCATTGCAAATACAACGGGGACTGATATGAGTACATATAAAATAGTCCAACCTCGACAGTTTGGCTATGTTCCTGTAACTTCTCGCAATGGAGATAAAATAACAATTGCTTTGTATGAGGGGGAATCTCCTTGTATTATTTCACAGGCTTATGTTGTTTTCGAAGTCATTGACGAAACAGAATTATTGCCGGAATATCTGATGATGTGGTTTCGTAGGCCAGAGTTCGATAGATATGCCCGTTTCAAATCGCATGGTTCTGCGCGTGAAGTCTTTGAATGGAGTGAGATGTGCGAAGTCTTGTTGCCAGTTTCTTCAATTGATGAACAACGAAAGATTGTAGCCGAATATCAAGCAATAGAGCGACGGATTGAAAACAACCGCAGATTGATTGCTACTATTGAAGAAACAGCTCAGGCCATCTACCGCAAGATGTTTGTTGACGATATTGATGTGGAGAATTTGCCTGAGGGGTGGCGAATGGGAACGATTGGTGAATTTTGTAAAGAAACAAAATCGGGTGGTACTCCTAATCGTTCTAATCCTAAATATTGGGATAAACACCATTATCGATGGCTAAAATCTGGAGAAGTGGCAAATAACATTATCTTTGACACGGAAGAATACATTAGCAGAGAAGGTTTAAAGGGGAGTTCTGCTAAAATTATTCCGAGTGGGACTGTCGTTATGGCTATGTATGGTGCAACCGCTTCACAAGTGACGTATTTAGACTGTGACACCACAACGAACCAAGCATGTTGTAATATGCTAACAGCAACCTTTGAGGAAGCCGCATATCTTTATTTTCATTGTCTTTACCAGCAAGAGAATATCAAACGTCTTGCAAACGGTGGAGCACAAGAGAATTTAAGTCAAGAACTTATATGCGCACAACCAATTCTTATCTGCGAAAACACACATATATATGATGTTTTTTCTAAATTACTCAGCGCAAAAATTGCTTTTTCTAAAGAAAATTATTGCTGTGGTATATTACTCAAAAACCTATTATCAAACATAGTAATTATTTAATATATATGGCAAATTATATAACCCCAAAGAATCAAGAGAAAAAATTCACTTGTCCGCATTGCAATACAGTTTCTCAAATGATATATTTTAGTGCTTCATGGAAACAGGATAAAAGCTGGTGGTGTACTCCTTTTGATGATTGCAGTTTGATAAATGTAGCAATATGCCAAAACTGCGACAAGGCTATAATTTGGATTGATAATCAATATGTATATCCTGAAATAGCTGCAACAGAACCAAATGCGGATATGCCTAATTCAGTGAAATTATTGTACGATGAGGCTGCTTTGATTTACAATAAGTCGCCACGGGCAGCATGTGCTCTTCTTCGTCTTGCAGTGGAACGACTTTGTAATGAACTTGGTGAAACTGGAGCAATAGACAAAATGATAGGAAGTCTTGTGCAGAAGGGGTTACCTACAATTGTTCAGAAGGCATTAGATGCAGTTCGGGTTATTGGTAACAAAGCTGTTCATCCAGGACAAATAGCATTTGATGTTGATGATAGGGCTACGGCTGAAACTCTTATGAAATTGCTGAATATTATTACTGAACGTCTTATTACAGAACCAAAGGAGATAGATGGTATTTTTGATGCACTCCCTCAATCTGTAAAAGATTCAATCGAAAAACGTGATAAAGAATAATACTATGGCGGAAAAAGTTAATCAAGGAATTGAACTAGTGAAAGCAGGAGCGAATGTGCTCGGTCAGTTTTATCAAGACTTGGCACAGCCAAGTGTTAAAGCTTTAGGTCAAGCATTAGCAACAGTGTTTGAATTATGTCCCAATTCTCTGCTTTCTCTAAAATTGTGGACAGAGAAGCGAAAATTGAATTTTGCCAAACGGCTTAACGAGTATAAAGATAAACTTGAACAAATACCAGAAGAAAAACGGTGTGAGGTGGACACTCAAATAGGTACCCCTATTGTAGAAAAGTTAACTTATACAACGAATGATGAAATAGCGGATTTGTTTACTACATTATTGGCAAATGCTTCTAATATTGACACCGTTAATCGTGCTCATCCTGCATTTGTTGATATTATTGGTCGTTTATCAGAAGATGAGGCACGAATCATTCAATACTTGCGAACAGCTATAGAAGTTCCTTATTGTTCTTTTAGGGCGATAACAAAAAACGAAAATGGAGGTTTTATTACAATCTTAGATCACGCTACGATGTTGCCTTATTATATCTCATTAACTTTTCCTCAGAATATTACGGCCTATCTTTCTAATTTGATTAGCCTTGGAGTTTTATCTGACGAAGACGGATTGTACAAAATAGACAATACTGAATATGACAATATTTGTTTAAAAAATGGATTGGACTCCTTAAAGGCGAAATTAGTACCTCTATCATTCAAAGATATTGAAGTTTCAAAAAGTTACTATAAGGTAACCCCATTCGGTAAATTATTCATAGATGCTTGTATTAAATAATGTGTTATGCCAGCATTCAACGAATCACAATTAGAACAGGCATTTGTCGAACTCTTTAAAAAAGAGGGATATGATTATATATATGGGGAGAATATCAGTCGTGATACACGAGATGTTATTCTCTACGATGATTTGCGCTTTTATCTGCGGAAAAAATATGAAGTAGACCATATCACCGAGGATGAAATCAATCGGGCAATCGCCAGATTGGAAACTTCAGATGGGGGTAGTGTGTATGCAGAGAATGTAGAAGCGTTGCGACTTCTGCAAGAAGGTTTTTCGTTGAAACGAACCAATCCTAAGTTACCAAATCTTCATATCTATCCCATTGATTATACAGAGGTGGATAATAATGAGTTGGGAAAGAATAATATATTTAAGTTCGTCAATCAGCTTGTCATTGACGGTGAGCACCATCGCATTCCTGACGGTATTGTATTTGTTAATGGTCTGCCTTTGGTGGTACTTGAATTTAAAAATGCCATCAAGCAAAATACCACAATAGAAAACGCTTTCAAGCAACTGACGGTGCGTTATAGGCGTGACATACCTAAATTGTTCCGCTATAATGCGTTTGTAGTAATCAGCGATGGCGTGAACAATAAAATCGGTTCACTTTTTGCACCATATGAGTTCTTTTACGGATGGCATAAGGTGGAAGCTACGGATTCTATTCTTGATGGTGCTTTTGATACTATGTTCACGATGATGCGCGGATTGTTCAGAAAGGAACGCCTGCTTGATGTATTGCATAACTTTATCTATTTGCCAGATACTCCCAAGGACGAGGATAAAATCGTGTGCCGCTATCCGCAGTATTTTGCTACCACTCAACTGTTCAATAACATTCTGAAACATTCACGATTGAATCTTGATGGTGATGGAAAAGGGGGCACATACTTCGGAGCTACAGGGTGCGGTAAGTCGTACACCATGTTATTTCTTGCCCGACAACTGATGCGTTCCAAAAAATTGAGCAGTCCTACCATTGTTCTGATAACAGACCGTACAGACCTTGATGATCAGTTGTCTAAGTCGTTTTTAAATGCTACCAAATTCATTGGAGACAAGACAATCGTTCAAGTAGAAAGTCGGGAGAAACTTAAAGAACACCTTGAAAAGCGTACTGCCGGAGGCGTTTATCTGACAACGATTCAGAAATTCGAGGAAAGCACAGGCTTATTGAGCAATCGTGCAAACATTATCTGTATATCCGATGAGGCTCATCGTTCACAAGCCGGTTTAGGGCAGAAAACAACTATCACGGAAAAGGGTGTAAAGCATCATTATGGTTTTGCCAAGTATCTGCGCGATTCTCTTCCGAATGCTACATACGTAGGATTTACGGGAACACCGCTTGATAATACGCTGGATGTGTTTGGCCCGATTGTAGACCGTTACACCATGACCGAAGCGGTTGCAGATGAGATCACTCGTAAGATAGTCTATGAAGGTCGTGCTGCTAAAATCATGATTGACTCGGCTAAGGTGAAGGAAATAGAGCTTTTCTATGACCAATGTAAGCAAGAAGGATCAAGTGACTATCAGATAGAGGAGAGCAAGAAAATGATGACGCGAATTGATGTTATCCTGAATGACCCTGATTTACTAGCCAAAATAGCCCGGGATATGGTGGAACACTACGAAAAACGGATTGAGGAAGGTTCAACGGTGTTGGGTAAAGCTATGATTGTGTGTAGCAGTCGTTCCATTGCTTGGAACCTCTATCAGGCGATTATCCATTTACGACCGGAATGGGCGGAAATCAAAGAATGTATTGAAGGGGAAACTCTTTCGGAGAAGGAACGCAAAGAAATCAAGCCGATGCCGCGTATTGCTATGGTCATCACTCGCGACAAGGATAATGATTCTGACGAACTTTATAATCTGCTCGGCAATGATGAATACCGGAAAACGTTGGACAAACAGTTCAAAGAAGAGAAAAGCAATTTTAAGATTGCGATTGTTGTGGATATGTGGATAACTGGCTTTGACGTACCGAGCCTTGATACGATGTACTGCTTCAAACCTTTACAAATGCACACGTTGATTCAGACCATATCTCGTGTTAATCGTGTTTATCCCGGAAAAGAGAAAGGGCTTGTGGTTGATTATCTCGGCATAAAGCGGCAGATGAATGAGGCGCTTCATCAATATGGCGGAAATGGAGAAGTCGATGGTCCGGACCTCGAAACTGTTGAAGAAGCGGTAAAAGTGGTTAAGGACGAATTGGATGTGATTAAGCGGATGTTTCATGCTTTTGACTGGTCTGGCTATTTCATTGGAACGCCTCTTGAACAGTTAGGCATTCTTCAAACGGGAGCAGAATACATTCAACATACCAAAAAACTTGAAACTCGTTTTATGCGACACTGTAAAAAGATGAAAGGTGCGTATGATATATGCTGCAACTCAGAACATCTGACAGAGGCGGAAGACAACGATATTCATTTTATGTTGGCCATCCGTTCCATAATCTCTAAACTGACGAGAGGGAATGCGCCGGATGCTGTAAAGATGAATAAGCGTGTGAGCGAAATGCTGAAAGATGCCTTGATGTCTGAAGCAGTGGAAGAGGTGACTAAAATCGGTGTTGCTGCCGATGAAGAAATAGACCTTCTTTCATCGGAATACATGCAACGTCTTGACCAAATTCCCTACAAGAACACCAAAGTCAAGTTGATGGAGCAACTTTTGAAACAGGTTATAGAATCGTTACGGAAAATCAACAGGCAAAAAGGCATAGACTTCACGAAACGCTTGGAGGATATTGTCAAAAAATACAATGACCGTTCAGACGATGCAGCACTTGCCAACGATGTGATTGATGATGTCGTTGGCGAGATGGTAAGGCTTATGGAGGATGTAGCAAGCGAACGCACTGCCGGCAATTCTATAGGATTGTCATTTGAAGAAAAGGCTTTCTTTGATATTCTGAAATCAGTGGCGACAAAATATGAGTTCATTGAAAACTTTCCAGATGAGACATTGACAGAGTTGGCTAAGCAAATTAAAACGATGGTAGAGGAACAGTCGGATGTGTCAGATTGGTTAAACCGTCCTGACCTTCGGGCGACATTGAAGATGAATGTAATTGTCCTGTTGGCTCGTGCAGGATATCCACCTAAAATTCGTGATGAGGTATTCAAGGAGATTTTGGAACAGGCTGAAAGTTTCAAACGGCACAGCCGGCCTCGCCCTTATGCTATTGACAATGATTCTTATTCATCAATGGTAGCAGAACCGTAGTATGAACCTCAATAAATACAGAACGATTAACTAGGATTTTTATTTTAGGCATATAAAAATCCTCAATAAAAGAAGTAACAGTGATGAATAGAATAGTACTTATTGGAAACGGCTTTGACTTGGCACATGGGCTTCCTACTAGATATGAAGATTTCATAAACTGGTATTGGGAGAAACGAGTTGATTCTTTTACAGGAAATCTTACGTCTATATCAGAGGATTACCTTTGTTCTATCAAAATTACTTCAGACAATTACAATCGCTGTTGGAATGTCTTTGCATTTTGTCTTCCTAAGTTTTTTAACAAACCGTCCGGTAAAGAGATTATTGATAGTATTGCCAATGATTCTGAATCTTTTGAGTTTTCGTTGTCTCCGTTTTTTAAGAATATATGTATTTGTATTGAAACTAAAGGGTGGGTTGACATAGAAAAGGAATATTATGATTTATTGCGAAATTTGATTGTGAATCCAGATAACTGTGGTTATACAATTTCAGAAATCAACAAACAACTACATTGTATTCAAGAGCTTTTAGCTCAATATCTTTCTTCTATCACAACTAATAATATAAAGTGCAATACAGAGATACAACGTCAAATTTATGGAAATATTCGTAAAGATGATATTAGTATTTCGCAATTACAGGTTTACTATGATTACGTAGATTATCTAATCCAACAAGACAATGTGTACCAACAGTTACTTTGTAGATATGGTTTTGAAGGTAGCGATAGGTACTTTATAGCAGAGGATATTAAACAGCTCAGAAAGCAATTTTCAGAATCGTCAAAGATAGAAGAAATCTACCTAAAGAACTTAATAATTCCTGAGAATATTATGCTACTTAATTTTAATTATACTGAAGTAGCAGACAAATATGGGTGTTTGAAAGTTGCTTCTACAAATCATATTCATGGAGACTTGAATAATCCCGATAGCATAATATTTGGCTATGGTGATGAGCTTGATGAGGATTATAAAGATTTCCTTAAACAATCAGATAATGAGTGTTTAAGAAACATCAAATCTATAAAGTATTTAGAGTCGGGAAAATATCGTAATTTACTTCAGTTCATTGAATCTGCTCCATATCAAGTTTATATCATGGGGCATTCTTGTGGCAACTCAGACCGAACGTTGCTAAACACCTTGTTTGAGCATAAAAACTGTGTTTCAATAAAGCCATATTATTATCAAAAAGATGATGGTTCAGATAACTATCTGGAAATAGCACAAAATATATGTCGTAATTTTACGGACATGAAGCTAATGCGTGATAGAGTCGTAAATAAAATGTTTTGTGAACCATTACCACAATATATTAAATGATTTTGTTATGGTAAAAAATATAGAAATACGAAATAGTACAGCAGAGTTTCTCATCTTCATGCTTGAAGGCAAGGATGATGGGATTCAAGTGATATATAAGAACGAAACCATTTGGGCAACCCAAAAGGCGATGGCACAGCTTTTTGATGTAGGAGTACCTGCAATCAGCAAGCATCTTAAAAATATTTTTGAGAGTGGTGAGTTGGACGAACATTCAGTTATTTCCAAAATGGAAACAACAGCTTCGGATGGCAAGAATTACGATACGACATTCTATAATCTCGATGCCATTATCAGTGTCGGGTATAGAGTCAATTCTGTTCGTGCCACTCAATTCCGGCAGTGGTGTACGTTTGTACTCCGGCAGTTTGCCATTCGTGGATATGTGCTTGATCATAAGCGAATGGAGAACGGGGCTTTCTTAGGTGTGGATTACTTTGAGCATTTGTTGGCCGAAATAAGGGAGATAAGGCTGAGTGAGCGTCGTTTTTATCAGAAACTGACCGATATTTATGTTACGGCAATAGACTATAACAAGGATGCTCCGACAACCCGTCTTTTCTTCAAGAAGGTACAGAACAAAATGCACTATGCTGTGCATGGGCATACAGCTGCGGAATTGATAGTTGAACGAGCCGATGCAAATAGGGAGCACATGGGATTGACCACTTGGGAAAATGCTCCGAATGGAAAAATTGTCAAAACCGATGTGTCTGTAGCAAAGAACTATTTGCGAGAAAAAGAATTAGAAGAAATGGGCAGGATAGTCAATGCATCCCTTGATATGGCAGAAAGCATGGCTATGCGTCATATACCTATGACAATGGAAGATTGGGCAAAGCGAATAGATAAATTCATTAATTTATTTGAGAGCCCGATATTACAAGATAACGGACAGGTTTCTGCCGAATATGCCAAAGAGTTTGCTGAATCAGAGTTTGAAAAGTACAGGATCATTCAAGACCGTCTTTTCCAATCTGACTTTGATAGATTTGAAGATGATAGTTTTCCTCCATTGGATATGGAATGATTATGATGCCATCTATAATTCCTGTTTAGCTCTCAACTCAGATGCATAAAATGTCAAATACCTTACCAATACGATGAATCTTCTAAATATGAGAGAAGGAAGAGTGGTGAAAAGTTATGAAACGTGAATATTAAATAGATTATTATGTTTGATGGACGAAATATAACTTCAGGATTGCCTGATGAACTTGTTAAAGTTGTAGACTTTTTAAATGAGAAAGCGTCAGCAGGTGAATTTGAATTCAGTGATTCCGTATCCTATTGGGAAAACAATGAACATATTATCAATCCATCGGACTATAGTATGAGTGGGTGTTATTTTGCTGTCGCTCTCGCATATATAGCACATCTAAAAAGTGGTAATATTATTTTCGAGGAAACTAATAATATTGGGAGATGGGCGTGGGCATTTCATCTTGTTTCCGGAGTCTCAAGTTGGAGTCCAGAATTTATGAAAAACGTTATTCTGTCATTTGAGAGTAAACATGATAATACTGAAAATCTAATTCTTTGGGCTGTTCAAAAATACGCTAGTGCTTATTATGACAATGCCATTGTATTAATCTCAATATTGCCTCAGTACAAAACGAGCTGCCTTGCTGGTCTGATGGAAAATGATTTTGATAGGTATTACGCAGAATATCCTCCTGAAGATAATATGAAGGAGTTTGCAACTGCATTTGTAAAAACAAATCAAATTGCAGAGGAGTATGTTAATAAAGCTTTTGATATAGTTGTATCTAACACTTGCTTTAAATCAAGTGCAGCAATGGCTTTTTCCCTTTTTACGATAGGACGTTTGGTTGGCCAAAGAAAAGAAATATGTGAACAAAAGATTCTGGAAATGTTGCAAGGAGATCCGTCACCGTACATAAATCCTCTATGTAACTGGTTGTTTGTGCAACAAGGAGTTAGTCCATTTATAGAACAGAGTATCATATTGTTGGTCAAAGGGTTAAAAAGTGAGAATAAAGAGACTGCGCTCAAAAGTATTGATGACTCAATACATTTTCATTTTAAAGATGCAGTGTTTTTGACAAATATTTTCGTAGCAATCGCAAATTCTTTGACCCCAATGGATATCCTAAAGATGGAAGGAAGTCTAAGGTCTTTACATGAGAATGAGGATAACTTCATAAACTTTGTATTATCGTTTATTTTTCATCCCAATGGATTGTATCGTGTTGTCGGGCGAAGATTGTGGGATGATTATCATTTGGAATCTTCAAATTTTGACCCTCAAAAAGACTTGGATGAGAAATTGCAATGTTTATTGATTATAGAATTGCTTCAGGATTATGGCAATCCTGAGACTAGACTTCCAAAGTTATTGCCTCTGATTGAAAGTGAATTACCGAGCGTACGTAATGTTTTGATGAGTCAGTTAGTTCCATATTTGGATGAATATATGGGTCATGTAATCAAAGCTTTTGAGAAATTAAATATTGATAATGAGTCTGTTACGAAAATCCATTGGTATTTTGAGAAAAGGTCTGATGCAATAGATAAAAGAAGATCTCTTAAAGAAATGTCACCCAAATACGGTTATATGATAGAGTATCAAGAAGCTTTGAAAACTCAAAAACAACATTGGCAACAACAGATGAAGAAAGCTGATGAAAATCATAAGAGTCTTTTAAGTAGTATGATGAAGCACGTTACTTTAGCAAGAGGAGGAGGTTGGAGAGACGAAAATGGAAAAGTACAACACTTGGGATGCATACAATTTTCAATGCCATCAAGGCAATTGGCTCAGTCTATGACGCCAATGGAACAAGATAAGTGGATTAATGATTTATTAGTTGATTGGAATGAAAAGACGGGAAATAATTAAACAATATATTGAGTCTTTGAAAGAGGATCAAGAATTAGACTATATCTTTCCTATACTTCTGGAAAGAATGGGATACAGAGTCCTTTCTACACCGTGTCAATCAAAAGGGCAGTCACAATATGGACGTGATGTAGTAGCTATCAAAGGACAAAATGGGCAAAAAACACTTTTCTTATTTGAACTCAAGGGGTTCGGTGCAAAAGATATAACAGACAGAACTCTTAATGAACCGGATGGATTAATAGAATCTTTAAGGGCTTCTAAATACACGGAGTATGAAGACCCTTCTATTCCAGGCCTATCAGGATTTCCAAGGTATTATGTTTTTGTTCACAATGGCTTGATTGACGCAAATGCAAAACCTACATATTCTGGCTTCATTAAGAAAGAATTTCCTGACGGAAACTTTGAAGAGTGGGACATTGAGTTATTGACTACTTATTTCTCAGATTTTTTGTTTGATGAAACATTATTAACTGATGACGAGAGTTATCGTTTATTTAAGAAAATACTTGTCCTATTAGATGGAGAAGGTAATAATTATGAAGACATATCAACACTTGTTCAACTTCAATTAAAGAAAATTACATCGGCAAAGAAAGAGAACAGGAGATTAATCCTTAATACGTTCGCCTCATTGCGCCTAATTGCCCATATGGTTCATTATTACTCTGTTGAATGTCAGAATTTACTACCGGCCAAGTATTGTATTGACACTATAGTTCTAAAAACTTGGGCATGGATTCTTAAATCAAAAAAAGAGAATAAAAGCTCAATAATCAAACACTTTAATAGCCTTGTATTGTTGCAAATTCAGATATACGAAGAATATATCAATAAAATATTGCAAGTAGTCTTATTTCCAAAAGGACTATATAGTTTTGAATCCTCAGATACCGAGTATATGTTCTATCCGCTAAGATGCTATGATTTTCTTGGTGATTTAGTATATTTCTATTTTTTAACAAAATCTTATGCAGAGATTTCTGAAGATGAACTTCGTAATAGGTTGAATATCTTAAAAAATGTCATCGAAAACAATAATGCATGTACAATGCCTTTGCTTGATACTAATTCTATTGTCATTCAGATGGTATTCAAATATATGTATATGCATGCTGAGAATCAGGATGACATAAATAGTTTAGGTAAGTATCTGCTTTGTACAGTTATCAATCTGATGAAACGGTATGACAAACAAAAGATGTGGCCGGAAATGCACGGAAATAGAATAGCATTAGCAAAGAGTATCTACAAGAAAGATGAAGACTATCACTGTGATTCCTCTTTGCTCTTAATAGTGGCATTTGAATTGTTGGCATACTTGAATATGCCTGAGTTTTACTCAGCTCTTAAGCAGAAAGTAGATGAGTCTGAGGTGAACTTACAAATTGCATTTCCAATCACCGATGAATTTGATATAGAACAGTTACTCTTTGAAAAAAGATTAAATAATGAATTGGCCGTACAGACTGGTATAAAGTTACCTGAAACATTGAAAGATTTTCAGAGCCGTTTTGAAAAGAAATACAAATCTATTGCATATAGAACAGATAAGGTTGGATATTGGTTTTTGCGTGTGTTGGCTCACAAGTACTATGAAACGGATTTATTTCCTGATTTTCTAGGAAGAGCGTATTGTACGGAATAAGTATTAATAGTTAACACCTTTGGTGAAATGTCTTGTTGAATTTAGTTCAGATACTTCAGAATCTCATATGATTCGTTGGACTTGAATTATGGAAAACGATTCCTAAAAGAGTTCGTGAAAGCGAGTCAATAAATTTATAAACTGAATTCCCAAACACGCAAACAAACAATGGGCAATTTGTTTAAACTCATTGGAGTACTGTCCAGTCTTACATTTTACGCAGTGGACTGCGTATTTTTACGCACTACAAAGAGGATAGGCTATTTCCTATTTTAGGATGCCATTCGGAAGTTGGCAAAATCGCCTTTGGGATATGGCAGATTCATGTCGTTAAATTGGCAAGCGTTCAGACAATAGTTCTGTGTTCATCATCTAGTATCTGCATTTATGGTGGCCGACGTTACTCCAGGATACCACTTAAAAGCAAGAAAAGAGTTCACATAAGAGTTCATAAAAGAACCAGTAGGGTTCATGAAAGTGTTCGTAAAAGTACTACTGAAATACGCTTGCCTATGGTAATTGTCAAACAGAGGCTACAAAGGTATTACAAGCCCATCCAAAACATGATTGCGTGGAGAGTTAAGGTATTCTATAATCGCAATAAAGCCATATCCTGCTTGCCTGGGATTGGCAACTTTTCACGAGCGATTTATCGCTTGGGGTATTGAGTTACCCTAACTCAATAGAGGTCGTATAATGGGCAAGCCCAGGGCGCAATTAAGTGTACAAATTTCGCTTTTTGTCGAGAAAGACGAGGAAGAGGCTGGCGAAAAGAAAAAGTGCTTAAATAACGCTATTTTTCATCCAATCAGCTTGCTGGAAAATTGGCATTCTCAAACGGCCGATTGGTCGCTTGGGGTATTAGGCTCCCCATACAAGATAATGTCTGTACAACGGGCAAGCCCGTGGCTTAAAAAAGATGTGCTTTGAAGTAAAATGTTTGATATTTATGGCTTTGATTGACTGTCAAAGACGATTTAGAGAGAACAATTTTCGTATAAATGTGTATTTATATGGCAACTTAAATGGCATTAATGTCACATTTGGTGTTACAGTAGTGCCAATTCAGAACTTCTAAATTGTATCAGAACATTTAGCCAACAGAGAAAGTGAGCAAAAGGCTGAAATTAGTTTGGCATTTGGCATATCGTTTTGCCGGTACTCGAATATGAATTGTTCCAGCAGGTTTGCCGAAATATAACAGAAGCTCATATTGAAAAACAGCGAAAACAGAAATTATTGACAAAGTAAAGTGTCATTTTATATACCAATACAAAGATTGCTGTTTTGTCATAACCTTAATTGTACAGGCGGCAAAATCTATAAATGGCAGAAGAGGAACACTCTTTCCATACTGATTGCCATAACCTATTCCAAAGGAATTATCCACAAGGACGTTGGTAAATAAAATGGCAACGACCAGTTTCGAGAATTATCATGAAACCAGTCGTTGCGCTTAAACTTTAACATACATCACAATACACGCTTTTAGAATAAAGTCAAGTGGAGAGTCAATAGTGGTAATCCGGCATGAACCGATAAATGCCACGGCTTTCCTGAACCACCATCCGTTTGTTCGTGAGAAACTTAATTATCTCCACAATCTTGTTGTGATTAAATTTCGTTCCTGCCAGTTCGTAGGCAGTGGTCAGTTCTTCTTCCAAAGCCTTATATCCCGAAATCGTCTCTTTTCCGTCAAAAGCCAATTCGAGAGCCTTGCGATGGATGGCTTCGTGGATATCCCTATAAGGGGAGAACGATTCCTGCTTGGGACGACCTGCGCTCTTCTTTGTCGGCACATAGTCTGACAGAAGTTCGGGAAGTGATTGGGCATTGATGCAGAAGGCGAATGGCAGGAAGTCCTTTGAACGGGTATGCACACTTTCCACTTTGCTGATGTTGCTGTCGTCTTTGTCTTTATCGATTTGAATGATCGTTTCCGCTTTGTTGTTGATTTCCGTGCCAATGTGCCCTCGTGCATTTTCATCACTTTTGTTCTGATGAAGAATGGTGTGAAGATGAATCTGGTATTCGTCAGTCCATTGCATAAGTTTTGATATTACGCACGTGGCTTCGCTCGGAGAATTAATGTCATAAACCAAGTCACGGATTCCGTCAATCACCACGAAACCGAGACCCTCAATCTGACTGATTGCATCATCTATGATAGCCAAACGCTCCTTGGGGTTGAACTTGCGTAGAGAGAGAAAATAGAAACGGTCGCAATCCTCATTGGTCGGCAACTCCGCCAGTTTCATGATACGATGCATTACAATCATGCAGTGGTTTTGACTCTGTTCGGTGTCAATATAAAGGATGCGGTTCTTTCTATCGGGAAAATCTGTTGTGTAGTTAAGAACTTCCTTTCCGGACAAAGCAGCTGCCACCATTGCCGACACATTAAAAGTCTTTTTACTTTTTGCCTTGCCAATGGATGCACTGAAATTTCCCAATGTTCCGATAGCCACTCCGCCTATTTTCAGAACTTCCGGCTCTTGTTCGTACACCTTTTCCAAACTGAGCATGGTATCTTGCCATTTTGTGGCGACCTGAGTAAGATCTTGATTGGGTGCTATCGTTTCCATACTCACCAGTTTTTAGGATTGGCTTTGCGACGTGTAGTTGCAAGCATTCGGGCGTGTTCTTCCTCTATGCTTATAGGTGTGTCTCCTTTTCTTCCGCTTTCTAACCATTTGTCCAATTCATCACGATAGACAAACAGGTGCTTGCCTTGTTTAATGATTGGAATACCTCCATGTTTGGCTTTGTAATAAAAGGATGATTTTGAGATACCCAGATACTCGCAGACTTCATCAACGGTCATTGGAACATGGGTATCCTTTTTTACCTCGTTATGCTGCTGATGAAGTTTTTCTGTCAGCAGATTTTCCATACTTGAGATTCTCTCGCAGAGTTCGCCTACCACTTCCGGTAGGTCATTGAATGTTAGTTTATTCCTTTGCATGATATAACATTGTTTTGTTTAACATGCTGCAAACCAACACAATGATGTAACGCTGACAAACCTCAGAAAGCAATAATATTTCGGTCTGCGTTGAATAACCCTAATTGGTTGAATCTAAGTCCGATTCAGAGTCGTTCTTCATACATTTGAAGTGATAATCTCCGGTTTTAGGAATATCAAGTGCTATTTTGCAAACTCCGCATGTCCGGAGATTTTTAGACAGATATTTAATCGAAGCATCTTTTAGTTCATGTGGAAATATAGTATGTATGAATGTAGCTCTGTCTATAAGAGAAATACTCAATCTCTCTCCGATATTCCACACGAAATGCATCAGGTCGATAGAACGGAGTAGATTATCCAATACTGAACGGATTGGCTTATATAAATCAGGTCGTCCGTGCGCGAAATACTCTATATTTTCATGCAGAATTTCAAGATTTTCTTTTGAGAGAAATTCAGTCATTACAAATGTGGTATATTCATGAATGACACGCTTAATGTCTGCCTGCCTTTCGGCTTTTTTACGTTCAATCTCAGCCACACGTACTTCATAATTATCCATATAATCTTGTTTTACAACACTTTCTGCAACTAAATTTACCGGATTTATGTCCTTGGCGTTTGGACACTCTGGTTCAATCTCCTTAATTTGTTCAGTTAGTTCAACAGGAAGAGGTTTTACTTGCTTGCCAAAAGACAAACTCAATTCATTCTTTGTAATGAATCGGAAGAAGAAATGCTTAAGTACTCCACAGGCGAGTATCATTGCCGTAATATATAGAATAACTGGAGTGGAATATTCCATCAGGTTGATATGGCAATTGAGATATAAATAGGAGTCTGTTGCCCAGTAAAGAATGACACTTGCTGAAAGTATGAAACTGGTTCTTTGAGGAGAGATTTTAATACTATTCGTCATAAACTGATACTATTTGAGTTTTACAATAAGACAAATGTATATGCAGATTTCCAAATAGTTGCAGTTTGCGATGGATAATCGTTTAGAATTTAAGAAAAAATATGCTCAGAATATGATTTGATGCAAAATATCATACTCTGAGCGATAAAGACGGGATTATTTGGACTTTAATTCTTACTTGCGGATTAAAGAGATTCTGTTGCTGGCTTCACGCTTGTTGCTGTCCACAACTTTCATGTACCGTTGTGTCGTGGTAATACTTTTATGTGCCATGTTACTTTGAATGGTACGTATGTCTGTGCCGGCTGCTCCTTGAAGTGTTGCGTATGTTCTTCGGTAGGAGTGGAAAGTGATATTCTTGGTAATACCGGCTTCGCGAATCCACTCTTTCATGGGTTGCTGTGTCCAACTTCGTTTCAATCCTTTAAATACTAATCCGGTTTTTTCCGGAGAATAGCCGATTAATTGCAGGGCTTCGTCACTGATTGGAATGATGTCCTCTGTTTTGGTCTTTTGGGTAATTGTATGGACACATTTTCCTCCAGCTGCAAAGTCAATGATTTCATGCCATTGCAACGATAGTATGTCGCTGATTCTAAGACTGGTCAGACATGAGAACAATGCCGCTGTTTTCAGAATTGGCTTTTTGCAAGGTGTTTCTGCCAATTTGTATAATTCTTCCACACTTAGATAATCTTTTGGAGTATCTTCTGTTTCGATTTTATCCAAAAAGTCATTGATATTGGTTTTGATTAGCCGATTGCGATAAAGGATTTTCAAAAGTCCCCTGAATGTTGACCAATAGCCGGAAGCAGAGTTCTTTGAAATGTGACCGTCACGCCTGAGTTGCTTGGCATTTAGCAGATACTCACGAAACTTATTACAAAGGTCAATATCAATTTCTTCAAAAGTACATTTGCCATGAACGAAGTTGTAGAAATGGTGGTATACAAATTCCCACTTTTGGTCATGCTTACGAAGTTGCCTGCGGTAGTATTCCAGAAAATCCGCTTTGAGTTTGTGCCTGTCAAAGAAATCATACCTGTCATTTACGATAGATTCAAAGCGTCTGCATCGGATGGCTTCTGCCTTTTCCGACATAGTGGCATTGAAGTTACGTTCACGCTCATTCTTGGGATTGGCATAAATATAAATGTTCAATCCTTCGTGGCGGATGGTCTTCATTGTTTCCTGGTCACGATAGCCTGGATAATAATCCAGATAGTAAGAAAGCATCCCGTTTTTCAAAGGACGTGTTCTCAATGTTACTGTTTTACATTCTAACATGGTTACAATTATTATTAGTTTATACTTGATTTGCTGCAAATGTCCGTAATGACTTGACGCAGACAATGCTCATTTTTAGAATCATTTTCTGGTCTGCCTAAATTCAGACTTAGGCTTATTTTCTGACGCCCATTACATGATCAAATTCCACTTTCAGGAACCTGACGAAACGCCCTTTCTTCTCACGTTTGATTTCGTGGAACTGCAGAATGCCATAGACAGAATCCCGTGTGAGATTGTATCTCTTCATGGCTTCTTGCACGGTATAGTATTCCGAAGCATTATCTTCGGCAGTCTGCTTGGATAGGTCAAAATGTAGCTTCGAGTAGAATATCTGACCGTGTTCTTTCTTAGACGGGATGTTGTTGCGATAGACATGGGAGCGGATGGCAACCCGACTCATCCCATACTTTTGTTCTATCTCTTCGGGAGTGTACCATTCAGTCAGATCATTATCTGTCTTGTATTTGGCAAAAGCAGCATCAATGTGCTTTTTGCTGTAATAGTTGAACTGGCGGATACGGATTTTGGGGATATTGTTCTCTCTTGTATATGCCCAAATCCATTTTTGCGATACTTTGTACTTTTCGGAAATTTGCTCGGCAGTGTAGTACTCAGTTATATTAAGATCATCTTTTACTCTTCTTCGTTCATAGGGGCGTGTTTTGAGCATCAGTTCAATATCGGCTCTGCGAATGATTGACATCCTTGCACTGATTCTTGAAGCTCTCAACTTATCCTCTTTGACAAGCTTGTAAATGTATTGACGAGAAACGCCCATCAACTGTGCGGCTTGTGCAAAAGTAAAGTAGTCTTGATGGTCAAGTTTACTTTTGACTTCTATCAAATCCTGTAACTCACGAAGTTCGAGTCTTCGTTCTCTCATACGGTGTTTGTAGCCTTGACTGGCACATTGGTGACTACAATAATTGGTGGTAGTTTTCTTCGCAATGAATGGCTTACCACACCATTTACAAATTCTTTTTACTTCCATGTTGTTTTCTCCATATTTTTAGTGAAACCATATAGTTTTAATTTCGCTTTTTGTCTACTTATGTAAACCATTGTCAACACATGTTGTTGACTACCTCAGTGTGACATCGGAGTCAAACCTCGATTTGTTTCGTGGTAGAAATACGGTAGAAAAATAGGGTGGACAACCGCCTCCGACTGCAATCAGCCGGATTTTGGACAAATAAAAAAGCCACTGATTTACAGTGGCTTCGTTATAGTTGGTTCTAATTCGTTGCAGTCAGTTATGCGCAATCACTTTCCGATGCAAAATGTTATTAATTTAGTATAATGTATTGATTTGCAAATAGATAAACGTTTGTTGTGCAGATAAAAGCAACAGAATAGCAACAAAAATGTTTAGAAACTCTTTTTTGTGGCTTATTCAGCAACAAAGATATACATATTTGGGATATTTAGAAACTTTGTTTCAAATGTTATCTGTAGTTACTTCTCCTACTATATATCAAAGACGCAAGAGGAGCGAAAGATAAAATAAGGCAGGGATTCCACGGTTTGCGGAAACCCTGCCTTATTATCTGAAAGTTATTTTCATCGAATTTTTTGTATGTGCCGCCCAAATGTTTTATTGGTGTAAATTATCATTGCCGGAATCATCGGGGCACATAGAACGCCATTAGGCTTTGCCTTTTTATTGTCTTGAATAGTCTATCCAATTATCTTCTGTAAGCCCGTAATCTTTGAACTTGATTATATCATGGCTTTCAATTTTATAGCTAAGTGTTTCTTTTTTCTCGTTCAACTCTTTGTTATCACTGTTGTAACCATACAGAACTATGGCTGTTCTTAACGGTTCAATACAAAAGAAATAATCGTCCATGACTTCCCCGCCTACAGCTTTGTTCTGAACTCTGTGAACCGTCCCATGTACTTCAACTGTACCGTCCTTAAATGTTGTCTTTTCAATGGGAGCAGCGAAAGGGGAGAATGTCAGCTTGTCTGTGCGAAACCATTGTCCCAAGAAATATTCTTCTCCCGAGAATGTCCCTTGAATTGATGTCAGTACATTTTCAACGTCAGAAGAAAACTTCTTTACTTCGGGTTCATCATCATTTGAACAGCCGATAAATAAAATAACACTTAACAAACAGAATAGATAAAATAGTTTCTTCATGGTTATAAATATTTGTTTGCCGCCTCAATCAGAGTATCGGCATAGTTATAAATGTCATTGATTGAATTTAACTTGTACATCTTTTCACTTTTGTTTTCGTCAATGACCGCAAGCCTTTTTCTTGTAGGAGGGTCAAAATAAAAGCGACAGACAGTCTTTCGCACATTATTGTCTATGGAAACACCGAAATAAGAACGTGTGTCTTTATAAGTTATCCGTTCAGCCGGGAAAATGTTTCTTAGAAGTGATTTCACGATATAGAATGCTTCCAGTTCTTCTTCTGTGGTAACAATCCCGTTATCGGGCTGTTCTTCTTCTGTCGGTTGTTGAACTGCTGGCGTGCCCTCTGTGGGCTGTTCTTCATCCTTTATGGCGGCTTTCAGCCTGTCTGATATTATATCGCTAACATAGTTGTTGATTGTGCGCTTTACAAGGGTTGTGAACTGTTCAAGCACTTTTGGGGTAAATACACCATCGTACACTTGCTTCCCGAAGAAACGCACAAAATCAGGGGACGGATTCGTGAACTCTTTCCCGATGACGGTTCGCAGTTCCCCCATGTATTTAAGTTCGCTTGCTGAACTCAGAATCATATCAACATCAAAATACGATTTATGGAATTTCTTCAATTCTTCGATTTGCGTGTCTTTCAGGTCAAGCATATTGATTTCCAAGAACGGCTTTTCATCCATAATGTTTGGTTCTGAAAGGTCAGTGTAAAATCTGTATGTTATGCCGTTGGTCAATACGCCGAATTTTGCCTTTGAGACATTGAAGTAACGTAACAGTTGATTGTCATGCAGGTTCAGGTCTTGTTCCCAATGCTTGCACTCAATAAGTATAATCGGCTCGCCGTCTTTCATTATGGCGTAGTCAATTTTTTCGCCTTTCTTTGTGCCGATGTCACAACACATTTCGGGCAACACCTCCAAAGGGTTGAAAACGTCATACCCCAATGCGTTTATAAAAGGCATAATCAAAGCCGTCTTTGTCGCTTCTTCTGTTGGAAGATTGGCTTTGAGGGTTTCGATACGTTCTGAAATTTGTTTGATTGAATCTTTGAAATCCATATATCTGTTATTTAACGGTTCTCTTTATAGTGATTGCCGTTGTTCACAGACACACACAAAAACGTGGGCATTCCTTGTCGGTAAGAGGCATCGCCAAACGCCCAGTAACTCTACAAAGGAAATGCCCACGTATATGACGAGGGCATTCACCATTGCTTTTGAGTTACTTAGAAATTTTGGCGATTTTCTTACCTCAAAACAATAGCAAACGCTATATTTTCAAATATGTCGGTTCAAAGATAATCATAATTGTCAAAATTCCGATGTAATTTCCGATTTTATTTCTTTATCAGATAATCAGATAAGCCATTTTACAAAGGATATAATCTTTTTCCTGTAAACTATCATAAGAATGAAGATACACCCCCAAAAACCGAGAATTTGTGTCTTTTGCCACCAAGTAAGGTCACGAGGGACTTTCTCTATTTTGGTCTCTGTTACTGTCTTTGTCTTATAAATAATGCTGTCTTTGCGTTCAACTGGCTTTTCAAACTCTACGGGCTTTTTCTGTGGCTTTGTCTTCAAGTTATGAAATAGAGAGCCGTCAGGGTTTATCCGAGCGTCAGACGTTGCGTAATCGTTTTCAAGGTGTGATGTGCTGTCGGCTGTTTCACGTTCTGACGCTTGTGCTGGTATCTCAACGAAGACAGTATCAGGAACGTATTCAATTCGGGTTACGACCCTAACGTCCACGCTGTCCCGTTGATGAACATTTTCTGAAAGGCGGCGGCTTGAAGCACAGCCGCCTATAATGAATGTTAATAGCAGAAGTAGGGGAAGATGTTTCATTTTTCAGATTGTCTTTAAGTAGTTGATAATACCTTTGACATGAAGACTGACAATCGTTTCTTTTCCCACTTCTGACAGAAGAAACGCCACGTCTTCTTTATTGTCTTGAAATAGGTTCTCAGTCAGAACGGCGGGGCATTTCGTGTGTTTCAAAATATACAAGTGCCCCTCTTTGTCGGGGTCTCCGTCTGTTGTGTCCTTTCTAATCTTGAAGTCTGTTTCCTCTGCTGACTTATACAGACAGTCTGCCAATTTATCGGCGGCTGTCTGACCGACAGAAGTCCACGCTTCCCATCCTCTTGCGTTCATCCATTGAGAACCGTTTCCCGCTGCGTTGCAATGAACAGAAACAAGAATGACGTTCTTTGTCCCTAATCTGTTACAAATGGCATTCACACGTTGACACCGTTCCCGGAGGCTGATGTCGTTTTCTTCCGTGACGATACGTTCAGCGTCAAAGCCTTGTTTTCTCAACTCTGATACAATTCTTCCGGCGATTTCTCTTGCGTATTTGTACTCTCTCAAAGAGCCGTCAGGGGAACGCTTACCTGCCGTATCAACCCCATGACCGTTGTCGATTAAAATCTTCATAACTTAAATTTTAAATGTTATCTGTATTCAGGCAATATGTATTGAATATTTACAGCCGCTTCATGCATGATTTTACGGGCTTCATCTTCTGAAACATTTATAGGGTGCGTAAACTCACAGAATATGCTCCCGACCCAATCGTAACGGTTATCATTGAGGCGTTTTATTATCACCGCTTGACAGCCGTAACTTGACAGAATGGATTTAGCATACTTGTCACTTATTTCATTATCTATGTCAGTCACGTACATGAACAAGTTTTTTACGAGTTCACTACTGAATTTTGCGACCTCTGATATATGCAAGTTCTGAACGTGTGGTTTCATAGGCTCAATTCCCTTTCTTTTGACCTCATAATAAATAGATAACAAACTTTCATTCCCGAGTGGGTGTGGTTGCATTATATACACCCTGTCCGCATCAAGTTCGTGAAGAACGCCCCAAAGTTCCCCGTAAACGATAGATGAATTGTCGGCACGGCGAATGCTTTTGATTTCTTCATCTTTTTTAAACTTCTCAATCTTCAAGTCAGTAAATTTGTTCTTCGCATATTGGTTATATGCGAACCAAGCTGCAATGATTGTCCCTATTGCACTGATGATAGCGGGTAAATATTCCATAAGCCTTTGATTTTTATTTGCAAAGATATACAAAGTGACTACATTATAATCACTTTTAAAGATATTTCATTATAACCTCTTTTAATTCTGTCTGTTGATAATCCTTGCTGTATAGGTTAATGGATAACCGCCTTTACTACCGCTTTTGCTTGAATCATATATAAGCAATACCGTAAGGCTGTCACCCGCTCCCATTGCCACGCTATCCCAGTGGTCATTATCCCAATGCACAAGATTTGGGTAATCAGAAGTATTCCACGGATAGGTTCCATCGCTACTCTGTTTGCCGTTTCTCCCGTATATGTTAAAGTCCTTTGAATCAAGGTCTGCAATAACGGTAAATTCCACACAGAACTTTGTGCTTGTTCCTATACCAAGAGCACTTCTCACCTCTGAAAGTTTAGGCAACGTGATTCCAGAACCGCCAACGCTGCTATAAATGACCCAACGATTATTGTCTTTAAGATTTGAATAACCATTGTAAATTGTGTTTGCTGCAGAAAGCGTAAACTTACTGTACTTGTATCCGTCTATCCATCCGTTCAGAGTTCCGTTTCCTTCCCCTAAGAACGCATGATTATATGCTCCGTTTTTAGCAGAAAGAAACATTGCTATATTCCGACCCAATCCCCACCAATCGGACGTGTCTTCATTCTCAAACCTTGCAACGGCTCTTAACCCTGATGACGTGGGTAATACATTCCCACCGATACCCGCAAAACATTTATGCGCATCATTACGGAATATGACATACGCATCATTATTAAACGGCGTGTTAGTAAGCCCGTTCCCGCTGACACTGAACCCAGCTATTTTTGAATTCCCGGTCACAGTCAAGTTTTCTGCAATAAGTTCGGTCACTTTAACCAATTTGGCAAGCAAAGCCGCTGTAACTATAAGTTCTGCGTTAATCAATGTTGTGTTGATTTTGCCTCCTACAATAATGGTTTCATTCGCGGCGGCTTTCTCTGCCAAATCAGCGAAATTCGCGTAACCCAAATCTTGTGCAATGGCGTTCTTTGCGCTCTCAACGGCGGCGTTGGCGGTGTTGAGAACTGAATCAGAATATCCTTTCAGCGTATCTTGAATAGCTTTATTGGCAGCTTCTACGGCTGTGTTGAAATCCGCATACGCACTGTTGAATGTTGAATATTTGCTGTCAACATTGTTTTTTTCAGTTGTGGTGGTCTTGCCGTCCGCAATGGCTGAATTGATTGCGCTTATCAGGTTATCAATACTTCCCATGAGCGTGACCTTGGCATTCAGAAGCCCGGTCTTCGCCGTTCCTGAGAGATAGGCGTTTGTGTACAGCTTGTTATATGCTGCTTCCACAGCGGCTTTCGTGTTGTTGACCGTGTTGATGTATTTTTCAATCGCCTTTGCCTCCGCTTCTGAAATGATACCGTCTGAGAACGCACCGTCCACATATTCATTCAGGTCTCCGATAGCGGTATTGGCGTTCTTTGCGCTCTCAACGGCGGCGTTGGCGGTGTTCTGCGCCTGATTTATCAAACCGTTCACTGCTCCCCATTCATCAAGTTCATATAAGCCCGATGAGCCGGAAGTGAATTTTATTTTCCCGGATATGATACCTTTCAATAAATCAAAATAGGTGTTTCCGTCTGTGGAAACAATTTTGTCAGTAGTTATGCGCCCCGGTAAGATTTCAGTAAAACCGTATAGAGTGACAAAACTTCGCTCTTCATTATATTCTGAGTTCAGAACACCGACAAGAAGATGATAGAAGCCTGAAACGCCCTCTAATTTGATAGCATTTTCAGACAGGATAAAAACGCCATTTTGTTCCGTCTTTGAGACTTTGGCATACAGGTAATATTTCTTTTTACCGTCATCAAGCACTGCGCTTGTGTAAGCGGTTATGTCCCAAAATTTGTATTCCGAGACCTTGTGCGATGAACTGACCGTATTTATTCCAAGGGTCATGTGCTGGATGATACCCGCCGCCGCTGTCAGTTGTTTCGTCTCGTTATCATAGACGATTCTGTGCGTAACCGGGACGGGATTTGTCTTTGAGTTCACAAAACGGAATTGAAGACTTTCATCGCCCACAAGCATTGACATCGTTTGAACGGCTATCGGGTTGATTGAGTTCGTGAAATTATCGAGCAAGGCTTCTTCCAACATGCTGATTGTTTCCTTTGCATCCCTGAACCGTCTTTTAGTGAATTGAATAGCGTCATGGTGGAGGTCATCAACGATGACTTCCTCACTTATCAGGTCTTTCAGTGTTGATGACACGCTTCCGCTTACCGTTGTGTTTGAAAGTTCAATCACAGGGCTGTGCGGTTTGTTGATGTAATCTTTAATACCTGTTATCCGCACGAGGACACCGTCTTTCTGAAATTGTTCGTCAGAGAAACGAATATACCCACCGAGTTTGATGCGCCCACCGATGTTTACCCAGTCTTTTTTCGACCATATCCCGTCAAGTTCTCCCGTGAATGTGAATTCGAGGTCTTCATTATCAAACAGGTGTTTTATAGCTGCCCGGAACATATCCCATGATGCGCCTGTTTTCGTGGCGTTATCGCAAATGTAAGCCGTTGGGAGCATACATTTGAATACAGCATATTTATCGCCCGCTTTGGGGGCAAATGTGGTGTTTGGCATGGTTTGCCCGTCTATATCTGCGGGAACAATCTCAAAGCGGCGTGCAGCTTTACCTTTGACCGAATCATGGTAATATTTGACCTCAAATTCACGCCCGGCGAGCATACCCGACTGAAAAATAACGGTCATAGTTTCTCCCTCTATCAAATAGTCTTCATAATTCAGGGAAGACGGGATTGACGTGTCAACAAAGTCATAAAAGTTGTTTTCTTCATCAACAACTACAACCGTACTGACCGTACCGACACGTTTTGGGTAAATCTCGGAACAGTCAAGACTGTCTTCGGCAAGCGATGACAGTTCTTTATCGTAACGGCGTATTGAAAACCCCGCTTCATCAACGATATATCGGCGGGCGTTGCTGGCAGTAAAACCGTCTTCATCTTCAAAGTGCTCGCCGTCATAAGCGAGTGTTTGGTTCTTTGGAAGAAGAAGTTCAGATGAACCATACTTTGACGGGTCTATATTATCCGTACCGCCTTGAACAAACAAAATTTCTGTTGGTGGATTGTCACCCGTGTTTGAACGTCCGACACCCGGTTTGAACCCGTTGCCACGTCCATAAGACAGCGGGAGAGGGTTACTTTTGTTGTATTCAATCTTACGTAACGACACACATTTCCCCACAAATTCATATTCAGTCTTGAACGTTGAAGCCATGCGGGTAAGAGCGTCAATACAGAAATTATGGTCATAGGCAATTAAGGTTTCAACACCGTCAATACATTCGCCAACCGTCCAGCCTTTGTCACGGCGGTTCATGTTATCAACAAACATTTGAAGATGTTCATGCGGCTTTGCTGTCAACGTGAATTTCAATCGCCCGTCAACCGGGTTTCTGAATTTCCAAAATTTTGCGTTTGCTTCGGGCGGTTCAAAAAGCACCGTGTATTCAAACAGTCTTTTATGTTTCATCTTGAAATTCTCCGGGCGTTTGAGCGTGAACGTTTCGCCCTGAAACTCACAGTATGAACCTACCGGAATTTCAACGTGTTCAGGGAGCGAATAATACAACGTCAAACTATGGTCGCCCATAATAGCCCTGTTTCGGTAGCTGTTATCGTCCACCTCAATTTCAAGAATCTTATTCCCTGTATTGTTGTAAATAATCATATTTCTAAGCATTAAGTTATTTTTCCCGAATTTCCCCGTGGTTGAATTTTCTTTTTTAAATGATATGGTTATATTGTAATCACTTTTAAAGCGTTCTACGGGGCTAAAAAAGCCTTTCAAGGAATAAATATTCTTCCCGTCACATAATCCAAGCATGAACCGTGACGGGAAGCGGTTTCTACAAGTTACAAAATGCCGAGTTCAAGGCAATCTTCGTCCACTTGTGTTTTCAGTGTGGCACGGGCTGTTAGATAATCCTTATAAGCGGCAATTCTCGCTTTGGCTTCATCGGTTGTTTTAGCCCCTCCATACATGCCAAGATTAGCTGCATTGTACTCATTGACAAGTTTCTGTTCCTGATTGTTGTCCCATTTCTCCGTTATAACGGCTTCTGTTATCTTGTTTGAGGATAGTGGCGACCAAACGGTCACTTCTTCACATTGCCATTGTTCCTGCACTGAACTTTCATCCGTATCAGCGAGTTCGGTTGTCTCAGCGGCGG